GTAACGTCAATGCTAATAGCAATTAATTGCCCCATAATAAAATGTTTTTAAATGTTTTGCCTACTCTTTGATGTGATTTTCAGCTACCTCACGTTGCAAATGTATGTAGTTATTATATAAATAACAATACAATTATTAAAATAATTATTAAGTAATACAAATACTTACTCATACTACAAAGAATCTATGTATTTTCTAGCAGCCAATACTTTATCATCAATAGCCTTGATGATTTCTTCGTTCCTAGCTACCTCAAAAACCTTTATTCTATTCTTCATTGGTATGTGTGAATAAGTTTGAGATTCCTTAACTTCCTCTATAAGAATATCTAAGAAGTCGTCAGGTAGTTTCTCTTTATACATAATACTCTTAGCCTCTCTCGCTATAATGTCGTCAGGAGTATCAAGTAATACATATACTAACTTAGCCTTACTTTTGCCAGTTAATCTCATATAACCTTGAAGTTGATAGTCGTATGCTTTGTTAGGGCATTTAGTCTCTAAAGCAGGGAAGCTAGACAAAGAAAAGCTACACTTAATGTCTAATACCTCATCGTCATCATCTGAAACTATGTCAGGTGTCCCTTGAATGAAATCATCCTCGAAGTACTCGTCATTCTTGACGTGATTGGTTTTGAACAACTTGTTGTATTCCCTAATAGCTTCATCTTCTAGCTGAATACCTTTGTCTGTGTACCTAGAAGTTATATCAGTTCGAACTCCATAAGTCTTTTCTAAATACCAATTATTTAGGTGTGTCTTAAGAGTAGCTGATATAGTCTCGCTCTTACTTCTTGGTTCAGTGAAGAGAGCTCCTAGTGCGGAGCATCTCATCTTGAATTGTTTGTCTTTTTTACTCATTAATTTCTATTTAAAATCATATTCGCATTAGATCCAAATACGTTGTTGTTACCATAAGGAGATACGCCTCTTTTTGCCCATATCCTATCAGTCTCTGCTCTATATAATTCTAACATTTTAGGTTGAGATAGTATTTCTTTGGTCTTAGCATCGTATAGAGCCGCCTCGTAATTACCTTTAGCTAATGCGATTTTCTTTAATGCTGTTTGCTCTGCTTGTAATGTTTGAGATTTAATAGTTGCAGTCTCTTGTATAACTCTAATCTTAGTTTCAATTGCTCTTTTGTATGATTGAGGTATAGACATCTTGAGTATTGCAATATTATTCAATATAAATCCTTCTTTAGCTAAAGATTTTGTTAATGTATTTGTCACACTAGCTTCGTAAACATTTCTATGTTGTAGTAAACTATCAGATGCAAATCCTACTGCATTATCTAACAAATCCTTTCTAACAATATTTCTAACACGAGTATTAATTAACTCCTCCATATCTACTCTGTACTTTGTGAATAACATAGGAGCAGCACTTCTCTCTAATTGCAAGTTGATTGCTACATCTAACCCAAACGTTGCGCCATCTGATGATGTAACATCTATATGTTCATCTGTTGGACTATCCTCATCTACAGATGATGTCCATACTTTATGTTGCACAGATGTTGGGTACATATACACATCTTGTGTTGGTGGGAAATAGAATATAAATCCAGAAGCCATCTCAATGTTTGGAACTCCCTTGTCATTACCGATTTGGTCTACTACTAATGCTACTTCAGATGAATCTGCTGTTGTACAAGATGTTGTTACTAATAACATCATCATAAAAAAGGCTACTAATGTAAATAACTGTTTCATTTTCTTTTTAATTTTTAAATTGTTCAATAATTCTTTTTACTAATAATAAATTCAATAGTATGATAGATACCAATACTAATAGTCCGCAAAGAAACATAGTCGTACTTGCTGAACTCATAATACTAGATATACTCATCATAATAAATACCTCTGCCGATAACAACAGAGGTAATAACAATATATACAAGACTCTCATTATCCTAATTGTTCAAGTTGTTCAGGTGACAACTCAAATGCACCAATCAAAGCTTCTTTAGAATACTTACCCTCGTTGATGGATTTTAAAGCCTTATCGAATCTGTCTTTATTAATAGGTTTCTTCTTATGGTCATTAGTAGCATCTGAATCTTGCGTATCATCAATAAGTAATAGATTACCTAAAGCGTACTTTTTAGCATAAGATGATGCACTACCGAATTGTTGAGGTACAGCCATACCTTTCTGCATTAAGTCAACACCAACTATTGCTGACGAATAGATTATAGATCCAGTATCAACATCGTGAATTGTGGCTAAACTCTCAATAATTGGTGGTTCGCTAGTAATTAGCTTCTCTGATATTGTGAAGTATACATTGTATTCAGCATTAAAAGGTTTCAAACCCTCTAGAATATCTTCTGCACTTCTGAAGTTATACTTTGCAAACGCATTGTATCTACTTTTGTTCGCCTTGAAACGAATCTGAATCTCACTTAGTTTCTGTGCTAGTGAAATTGTCTTAGGTGTTTTTTCTACAGCCATAATTTAATTTAATTTAATTGTTTAAAAAAAACACTTTTTACAGAAGTGTGAAACTGACATATCTTTACCATTACTCATAGTATTTATGTAAATTAAAACTACATCTTCTATGAGTCATAAGCCTGGCAGATGGTGTAGTATTCTGATTAACTTCGATGGTTTCAACTCCACGTTTTCTCATATTAATTTACAAAGGTTTATATGCGAAACCTATTACCAACCTTAGTCTTTCAGGGTTACTGGTTTGCCGACCTTACTACTAACCCTTTTTCAATGATGTCGAGCCTAACAGCTATGGTTGGTATTATTGTTCAAATTTAAGTATAATAATAATTAAAAGCAAATTAATCTTCTAATAATTTAGGGTATCTAAGTAATATATCTTCACATCTTTTAGTATACTCTTTCATAACCTTAACAGCTTTCTCAACAGTCTTATAACTAGACCTCTTGCTTTCTGATGTGCTTCTATATCTATTAAGAAGTTTGTTGTATGAATTGTAACTAAACAAAGATGCAGCTTGATATATTCCTTTACTAAGTACTATATCTAACTCGATTGGTTTTAACTCTTTATATACCGAAGACCTAGTGCTATATACCCTATATTCGAATCCGTTGTCTAAGATTTCCTTTTCAAACTTAAATCCCTTATAGAATATGCATAGGTAGTTTCCAAATTTATGCTCAGGCATACTATTTGATAATGCTTTTTTGTATACTTGTTCTTGTTTACTCATTTAAAATTGTTTTACTAAGTTAGATTGTTATACATCTCTACTAATTCTCCGTATGTTGCCGGTACTTTCTCTCCATCTTCATTGGTACTTGCAAACAATCCGAGCTCATAATTTGCTAATAGCTTGTTGTCGTAATTATCTATAGCAAACTTAAGTTTGATTTTGTTTTGCTCCTCTTCTGATAACGTATTACTCATAGCTGCATTGTCTCCGAAGATAGTCTTGAATTCATTTGTACCTTGTATTTGAATAGATATTTGTTTTGCTATGTCATCGTTATCTATATTAAGACTTGATGCTAATGTACTTAATCCACTGTTAATCATACCCTGTTTTAACATATCAAGGCTATCAATAGGTACTCCATTAAATTTTATATCAGTGGTCTCATTGATGTCCCAATCGTCCAATGATACTAAGTTAGTATACTTGGTCTTGTACATTCTCGCATAGAAGTGAATTGTCATACTCAACGACCCTTTGGACACATCTATTGTGCCATAGAACTCAGGGGATACATTTAATTTTGCGTTACTTGATTGTACTTTTGTGTTTGCGTTTGCGAAATTTGATAAGAAGTTTTCCATTTTTTTTAGTTTTGTTTTTTTTAAAAAAGTCTTTTAATTTGTTTAATATCCATAGATAAAATGCTCTCTAATGCATTATCTACCTCGTTTCTAGTGTTTAATATTTTAAACAATAGATTAGCTTTACTACTTGTTAATCTTCTACCTCGTGAAAAAGATTTAACTCTAATAAGAGTGTCTTGAAAATCAATGTGTTCTTGTGGAGTAGTCAAGGTCTCGCCTTGATCATTTACCCATCTTCCATTAATTACTTTCATTGTTTGTTTTTAAATTGTTTTGCAAATTATTAATCCAACACATCCAATTAAAAATGACACCATACCAGTAATAGCTATGAAAGTCATTATATTTCCAACTGTTTTTGATTCTTTCGCTTCAATTGAATTTGCAACACATAATCCAAATGATAAAAAAGTGAAGCCTCCAAAAAATATCATTAATGCAAAAATTTGTTCCATATCTTATTTCTTTTCAAATTAGTTCATCAATTCTGTTGATGTGGTTATTAATAATTTTAATTAAATCAAAAGCATTCGACTTTCCTGTCGGTAATTGCTCGTATAATTCATTTCGCAATTTTGCTAACTCACTATACTTATTCTTGTCTTGTTCTTGTTGCCATTTAGCACCATTGATAAAATTACAATCTCTTTTTGTATCTTCTGTAGTGTAAAATCTTTTAGATGCTTCTTCAAGTGTTTCTTGTTTAGGTTTAGAATTGTGCCATCTTAAATGTGATGGAATATCAAGTTGTTGTTCTGATGTAAAAAAATTATCTCCATTAGGAATTTTGACTAAATCTTCTGTTTGATTGTTCTCGCTTACTTGATTAAAATATACTTTATGAATCATTTCATCTATTTTATCTTGTATTGGAATGTTGTGTTTTTTTAATAATTCATAGGAATCTAAATCAGTAATATATGTACTTACTTCTGTGTTAAATTCATTTAAAATTGATATTTTAATGTCCATAATTTTTATAGCACTTGTCCTTGCAATCGGGGTTATTTTTTTTTTAATTAAACTGAATACTATTTTGTATAAAAATGTAAAACATATTG